TGGTGATATTGCTAAATCAACATTTGAATCATCACCTGCTGCAGCTACTTTTGGATCGCCACCTGTAGCGGCGTTTGTAACATTTACGTAGTTTACAGCTGAAGATGTTGTGCTAAAAAATAATTGTTCGTTTCCGTTTTCATCTCTAATACCGTGAGAGGTATCGAAGTCTATCATGAAAGAATTAGTATCTAAGTTACCACCTAATTGTGGTGATGTATCGTCAACAAGATCACTTGCTAATGCAACAGAAGCTAAATTTGGGTTAGTTCCATCATCAGCTTTTGCATACACTAAAGATGTTTTACCGTTTGCTACTGCAACAGAGTCACCGGAACCTGTAGCATATTTAAATGTTACAGTTTGAGATCCTGAAGTTGAGTTTTTAAGAATGTAAAAGTTTTGTACATCAAGAGGAATAGTTACATTTCTTCCTGCTGTTAATGATCCTGTAAATTCAATAATTCTATGAGAGAGTGTTGCACCTGTAGATCCGTCAGATACGGATAAAGTTGTGTCACCAGAATCAGATACGGCTTGTGTAGTATAGCCACCAGATATCTGTTCTATGATCTGTAAGTTTGTATTTGTCTTTGTTCCCCATGTTCCGGCATTTTCTCCAGTTGCCTGTAGTTCAATACCTAGGGGTGTATAACTCGATGCCATATTAAGCTGCTTCTCCTGTTACGTCGTTATAACTCGTATTTGAGCCGGTTGCAACATCTGAATACGATGTATTCGAACCCGTTGAAATATCACTATACGACGTGTTTGAACCGGTGTCAATATTAGCGTATGCTATAACATCTACTGCTCCTACACTAGCTGTAGCCGATTGTCCAGTTAAACCAACAACTTGATCTACTGGATCTACCGTACCCACAGAAGCGGTTGCAGAAACACCAGTTAATCCCATAACATCTGCAGGAGCTAAAGTGCCTGTTGAACCTGTAATAGCTTGACCAGTTAAATTTTGAACTGCAGAACCTAATCCTATTAAAGAACCTAATTGTGTTTCTATATTTAATCCAGATAATAAAGCTGCATCATTTGGTACAACCACAGAACCAATTCCTGACGTTATTGCAAAACCAGTTAAATCAGCTTGGTGAGAAGTTACACCTTGTGCTGTTCCTTGTGCTGAAGTTATGGCTTGACCAGTTACAGACACATCTTCGTTTGGTGCAACTGCAGTGCCTTGGTCAACAGAAACTTCTTGTCCTGTTAATCCCATAAATTGATCTGCAGGATCTATTACACCTGTTGCTGATGTTGAAGATACTCCTGATACAGCAAAAGATACGTTGATAACATTCGTAATTGAATTGACTGATGATTGAAAAGATACTCCACCAACTTCTACAGTTTTTGGTATGACTGGAGAAATAGATCCCGTTGATGCTGTAGAAGAAACTCCTGTTGGTTCTACTAAAGCATTTGCTAAAATTCCTACTGCTCCAATATTAGAAGTTGCAGATACGCCTGTTAATGAAATTGTTTCGTCTGCAAGATTACCGTACTCACCATCGTTCCATGCTTTTGCACCCCAACCAGTTGCGAGTAATGCATCACGGTTCCAATACGCTTGACCCCAGGTGAATCTACTCCATCCTGATTGAACCGACATAGTGGTCCTCCTATGCTAATCTTATGATTGCGTTTGTAGCGTCTGCTGTTGGAAACTGAATTGTGAAAGTTCCGTTTGTCGCTGTTTTGTCAGAACCAAAAGCGATTGCACAAACAGCTGCATTTGAATCAGATGAGTTGTAAATTAATGCACCGTTGGCTGTAAAAGAAGCTGAAGTGTAACTTACGTCTGCAAAATCACAAACCGCAGTTGTGCTTGATGCAACTGGAGTTACGCTTGTTAACGTAGCACCACCAGAAGTGTAAGCAGTTCCAGATGTGTTTGTAATTTCTTCTGATGTAGAGAATGCAGTAGTTGATGCACCAAGAGTTGCATCACTGTCATACAAAGCAATTTTAAAAGTGTCACCAGTTGTTGCTGTAAAATTGTGAACACCTTTTAATAGTTCTACTTTAAAACTTGTACAAATTGCTGATGTTATTGCCATAATTTATCTCCTACGGGTTTGCTGATTCTACTGGTATTCTAACTGTGCCGTCAGTGTAGTCGTCTCTTCTACGTCTACCAACCTGCTCATTAGCAAACTTCTGTACTTCTTCTTTATACTTTTGTTCGTATAAAGTCAACATATCGATAGGGCCTTTTAAGAAGCCATAAGTCTCTGCCAAACAGCAATATAACAGGCCATTTGGGAAGTTTAAGCTTACATAGTTAGTGTCATTGTTTTCTAAAAGAGCTGGTGCCACGTTATAGTGCACTCTAAATTTATAGTTTGTATTAGGTGTAGGGGCTAAAAAGATACGCCCTGAATTGGTATCAGCTTCACCTGTAGCTCCACCAAACATAGCATAGTATTTTGGTTTACCCTGTGCTGCAGATGTACCTGTAATTGGTTGATACTCTTGTAAATAAGTTACGTCTTTTTTCTCTAGCCATGTATTTGCTCCAGTTAACACGGAGCTTGAATCATAAACTTGTATACCTCTAATAAATACAGCCCCAGCTGGACAGTTAATTGTTTCTTGTCCTGGAACTAAATTACCTGATTGTTGTTTTCTGTCTGCATCAATAGGGACATCTCTAAAAATTCTATACTGTGCATTTAAAATAATATTTTCTAAAACAGAATCAGATAACACGTTAGAATCAACTTCTGTGTAACTTCTTATTTGTGTTTTTAATCCTGATGCGCTTAATCCTGCCATTATGCTGATAACGTAACTGGTCCAACGGAACAGCCGTTTCCTCCTCCTGATACTCCACCCTTTGTAGCAGTATCTGTGTCTACTGTAAAGAAGAAGAAATTTGCTACAGCATAATCTGTAGTAACTCTAGCATCATTTACATATAGTCCTGTTGTAATTGTATATCCTGCTGCTTTTGCAATATTAGATCCTGATATACCATCAAAACTTTCCGGATTACCAAACTGAAAAGTTCCTCCCGAAGCAGTAACAGCAAGAGGTGGTCCTCTAAATCTTTTTGTATCACCATTTGTTAAACCATGACCTGGTGCTGTAACATTTATAATTCCTGATCCAGCTGAATAAGTTTCAAAAGAGTCTGTTGGTAATAAATATGGGACTGCATTTTCTGTTCTGTCTGGTCTAATATTTCTTAAAGATATTGAGTCACCATTCATTGGTTTTGGTTCTAACTGCGGTTGTTTTGGTTCAAACTCTGATATGTGAACAAAAGATCCGTTCCACTCTCTTACCATTTCTTTGTAAGGAAATTCTAACCCTGATCTATCAGATATTGCTTTTGCGTATTTACCTGTTGCAAATTTTGCCATTATGAACTTGGGTAATAAGCTTTAGGAGTAATATATGTACTCGAAGCTGACCCATCCTCCGCTAGTGCTCTTGCTAATTCATCTTCATAATATAGTTTCATAGATTGTATCATCTCTGGTCTATATTTTTGTGCAAGATAAAAAGCTAGTCCTGAAATCATACAAGGCACAAATCTAAATGGCACATCTGTTGCATTCGTATAATCACCCACATCTTGTATTCTTTTAATATAATAAAAGTGCATATCTTTAGATGCGTTTGTAGAATCTGGTGTTGGATAGACATGAACTCTAACTTTGTCTATAAATCTTTCTATCCAATATTGATTGGGTGTTCCTTTTGATAATTTATTTGAAAATGCAGCATAAGTAGATCTATCTACTTTTGTCATAGGTGAATCTGCTTGTGTTGTTTGAGTTCTATTTGCTCTTAATTGTGCTTCTAAAACATCAGATATTCCATATACACCGTTTGGTGTAGATGTTGCACTTGTGCCATCATCAGATGATCTAAAAAAATCGTATTCTGCTTGCCCTTCTATTAAATCTAAATCAAGTTCGTCTATTTCCCAATAGTGAATACCTCTGTTTCCCCATTCTTGAAACAAGACATTGAGAGATCTTCTTGCTGATTTTAATTGGTAACCAGCTACGTTCTGTAATCCAATACGTTCAAAAGACTCTTCTACTATTTCATCAATAGCAAAAGTTTTGTCGAACGTAGCTGTTCCTGAAGTTGTATTAGCCATTTAAACTCCTACGATTCGTAAACTTTAATCCATTCACAAACAACTGTAGCAGTATCTCCATCGGTACATGCTGGTAATGTTATATTAACGTCTCCAGTAAAACCACTTGCTTCAGTGTTTTTTAATCCACCGAAAGAAGAATAGTCATACTCCATTTCACCATTTAGTGTTTGAAAAGCCACATCTGTTGTAGCATCCCATAACATTCTAAGTGCATCTACTTGTGCTGTTACTGAAACATTAAAACTAACTTTGTTTAATCTTACTTTAGTACAAGATTTACCATTGTTAGTTGCTAAACCAGATACATCAACAATCTTTGTTGTGCCACCTGTTCCATCAGAAACCACATTGTAGTGGGTGATAAGTTTTTTTGATCCGTCAAATACAGTTGTGTTTAATACTGTGTCTGCCATTTTTTGTCCTCCTTTTAAAGGACGCCTGCATCACCAGGCGCCCCGAGATTATTTATTAACTAGCGTCCGAAGAACTAGCTACACCAATAAATTTCATTACTATTGTTGCACCAGCTGCTCCTGGATCACCACTCAAAACTACTTCTACTTCGTCTGCTGTTGCAGTTGCTGCAGTTGTAGTTCCGCCTGACATTCCTAAAACCCCATTGCAAGGAAAGAATCCTTTAAAACCAGTTGAGTTTGTAGCTGCAGAGATTCCGTCTACGAAACCATCTGTATCTGCGTCTGTTCCGATGTCTTGTAAGTTAACAGCGTTTGTCGATGCAGTTGTTACAGCTATCATAACACCCATTGGTATGAAGTTAGAAGGTATGCCGATAGATGATTCTTTTCCTGTAGTAGCACCGTTTGCAACAGTTACAGTTGCAGTGTACTGAGAAAAAGTCATCTCGTTTGTTAAGGCACCAGTCGTTGCGCTTTTTACGATTGTTTTAAAACCGTTTTCCGAACGTACCGGTCCGTTAAATGTAGTACTTGCCATAATTATATCCTCCTAGTGTTTTCGATCATAGTCTCTAGGCCGTCGACTATACGCGTCTATGATCTTTTAATTGTATAGTAAGGAAGTTATACTCTTATTTTTTCAAGAGTGCAAGAGAGCCTGTGCTTTGGTTTGATATTTATCCAAGATGTAGCTTTTTATTAAGTAGCTACTGAAACTTCTGGCGCAGCATCTTCTATTTTATTAGTTAGATTAGCTATCTTAGCTTCTTCTAACTTGATAGCATTGACAACTTCTCTAATTTTATTGTCAATCCTTACCATATCCAAAGTATACCTTTGGTTATCACGCTGATGCACCGCCCACTCTGTCTCGAGACTTCTCTTCTGTTTGTAAAGGTCTCTGACTTGTATTTGCATCTATGGTCTCCTCATAAGTTAGCCATAATTTAGACGAATCAATGAATCCATCTTTTTCCCAAACTATATCATTTTTTCCTAGTTTGTCAATGAGAGCATTTTCAAAGGCTTTACCCTCATCCTCTGACGCAATATCAAAGGAAGCATAGTATCCATATGCTCTTATCTGTACTCGAAATGTCTTCATGATTACCTCTTCTCTACCATAAAAAAAGGGGGCCCGAAAGCCCCCTTTTAATGTTTTGTTAGTACAAATTACGCACCTTCTACGCCGAAGATACCTCTAGGGTCTGATACTCCAAATGAATATCTTTCTCTAGCTTTGTATCTTACGTTGCCAGTGTCGAAATCACCTTCCATTGCAGTCGTTAATGGAGCTCTTGTGAACATTTTCATACCGTTAGGTACGTCTGTAATGATGTAGAACGCATCAGAATCAGTCAAGTAGTTGTTGATTCTGTATCCTTGCGGTCCCTC